CATGCGAAAATTTGGATCATATGAAGGAATGAGACAAATATATGAAATCGATAAAACTTTTGGTTGGCCAGGATCAACGTCCATTTATGCAACTGAAGTTTTAAAAGGAGTGCAGTATCCAATTCAAATTGAACCACCATATCCTCAGACAACAGCACCGGCAATGTTAAGGGAGAAAAATGGAATTGATCCAGTTTCAAATTCTTTTCGTAAGATGAAGGGAACTCGATTTTGGTATGATCCAGACATAGCATCGGCGGAGTCATGGGCAGGAATTTTTAATCAAAGCTTGGCTACAAGTAGATTTTCTATTTTATCATTGACTGTTGCAGTTAAAGGTCGTCCCGAACTAGGCAATTTTCATGCTATAGATTTATCAACAGGAGTGGGTTTTCCTTTTGCAGGGTTTGGAATAAAAAGAACTGACTTAATTAAAGTTAACGCTCCGCATGCTAATGTTGTGGATAAGTGGAATAATATCGATAAGTACCCGCTAAAAGAGGATTTTCCTGATCGCGATGAGCCAGGATTGTGGATTCATCCTGACTTGCAGTGTATGGTACATCGCAGATTTTATTATGCAAACAAACAAATGATAGTTCCGTCAGTTATGTTGTATTGCTTAAAAGATGAAACACGACCAATGGATCGGGTTAATTTGGGTTATACTAGAGGATTTTTAATGTCAAGTTTAGACCATTTGCTTTTTTCAAGAATGGTTTTAGGACAATTTGCATCGGATTTAGAGAGAACAACGTTAGGAGATAGTTCGTTGGGAATTAATCCTTATTCAGCAGCCTGGAAAATTTTAATGCTTAAACATACAAAAATTTCACGAAAAACTGTTTTTCAGGATGTTGATGGATGGGATATTCGATTTAATGGAATGACGTTTTGTCCGCAGTTTGTTAGACGATTTATATTTTTTTATAATATTTCGCAAAAGTTTGAGATATACTGTGTTGTTTCAATTACATATTCAACATTAGTACCTTATGTTGTTATTAAAACCAGTATATACGTTGTTATGCGAATGCCTTCTGGAACGTGGGCCACGTCATTGTTTAACACAATTTGGAATTCTGTTAAGAATAGAGAGATTTGGAGAAGAAAGCGACCTTTTGAAGCGGAATTTGATGAAATGTTTGCATTGTCAGTTTTTGGAGATGATATGATGTTATCGATATCAGATCAAATCATAGCAGCATGGGATGGTTTAACCGTTGCGCGATACGCAATGGAGATTTTTAACCACGTGCATACGGATTCAGCTAAATCAGAAAAGCTTTTGCCTTATGAGGACATTGGAGAAGGTTATTATTTGCAAAGGCAATTTAAGGAGGAAAATGGATTAGTATTGTGTCCATTGAATAAGGATTCATTATATTCAATGGTTCAATGGAACGCTAAGTCAAAGGATCCTACAATGACTTGGCAAAAATTGTTCACAACGGTTGCACATGGAGCGTTGTATGAGTGGGTTTATCATGGAGAGATGGAGTTTGAGAAAAATAAGATAATATTAAACAAGTTCTTGGCGAGAACCGGAAATCAGAACCAGTTTAGTTATACTTATCAGGAATTGTACGACGTAAAAGTCGTTGCAGCAACAACACAGTAAGTGTAAGCCCCAGGGATAGGGTTATCATCCACGCCCAGGTTACCTAGAAGCTATGTTATAATAGTAACCTTTTCATAGTTTCAAAGGCGGGCAAAAATTATGTAAAGACTTTAATAAAAATGAG